GACACCATTGGTGACAGCGGAAGCGGCCTTGCTTGCGCCGCTATGGCCGTCAAGGCGCTAACAACGCAGGACGTAACACCGTTGACGCTTTCCGAATCGGTGGGCAGCGCTTGCCTAACCGATGGCGTGAACGACCCTGAAAAGCTTGCGCAATGGATGGCCGACACATACGACGATTACGGCATAGAGGTTTCACCGAAGGTTTACGCAACAAAACGGGCGCTGGCCTATGTCAATGACGGTTGGCTATGTTTCGCCGGACTTTCCGGCAGCTTCGGTGATTCCGACTATTCCGGCCATGTTGTCTTGATTTGGAAACCAGACGAAAGCGGCTATTGGGTGCGCGACCCTGCAAGCGCTGGCAATTCGGCACACGTATTCACGGCATCTGAACTTAACGCGGTTGATTTCAGCTATTTCGTTTGTGTTAGGGGTGGTAATTATGGCAATGCAGGGCATTGACGTTAGCAATTGGCAAAAGGGCATCAACCTGAACAACCTTGCCATTGATTTTGTTATCTGCAAGGCGACGCAGGGCACCGGCTACGTTTCGCCTGACTGTGACCGGCAAGTGCAGCAGGCTATCAAACGCGGTGTCTACCATTACGTTAACGGCGCTGGCGTTGACGGCGAGGCTAAGCACTTCGCAGACAGCATTAAGGGCTACATTGGCAAGGGCATTATTGCTATTGACTGGGAGAGCGACCAGAACAGCGCTTGGGGCAATCTTTCGTACCTTGATGCGCTTGTGGCTAAGGTGAAGCAGCTTACCGGCGTAACGCCCATGATCTATTCGAGCCAAAGCGCGTTCCCATGGGACATTGCTAAGAAGCACGGGTGCGGAACATGGGTTGCGCAGTACGCGAACATGAACGCTACCGGCCTGCAAAACAACCCTTGGAACGAGGTCGCATATACGTGCGACATTCGCCAGTATTCGAGTTGCGGGCGGCTGGACGGTTGGGGCGGAAACCTTGACTTGAATAAAGCCTATATGGACGCTGCAACGTGGCAGCGCTTCGCAGCGGTTGGCGGCAACGTGCAGCCGACACCGACACCGGCAGCACCGGCAACCGGCGTTGAAAATACGGACGTGCTAGACCTTGTGGCCGGAGTGTGGCGCGGAGAGTACGGCAACGACGAAACCCGCAAAGCGGCGCTTGGCAGCAAGTATGATGCCGTGCAAGCCATGGTTAACCATATCGACAAGGCATCAACGGCAGAACTTGCTAAAGAGACGTGGGCGGGCAAGTACCGCAACGGTTCGGAGCGCAAAGCGATCTTGGCGCACCGCTGGGCAGAGGTCATGGCGGTGATTAACGCAGAAGACACCGGCGGCAAAACCTACACGGTGAAATCTGGTGACACGCTTTCAGGCATCGCGGCCAAGTACGGCACCACCCATCAAGCCTTAGCCGCGAAAAACGGCATTGCTGACCCAAACAAAATCTATGTTGGTCAGAAAATCAAAATCTAACGTTCAAACGGGGTACCCTAACAAGGGGTGCCCCGTTTTCGTGCGTTATAGGGGCTTATGTTAAGCCGCCTAACTGGGCTTTTGCATATCGCCAATAATGCAGAACCAATTGCGGTTTAGCTGCACATAGCATGTTTGAAGCTGTATTTTTGGGTTCGTGCTAGTTATACTAGGCTCCACCATAGGAGAATTACACGAAC